AGCGGGAGTCACAGTTTTTCCGTTCGGGGTCAAAATTGTGCCCGCGTTATCGCCGCCTTGCGGTGCAACACCTTTACCTTGCGCTTCTGTGCCTTGTGCTTGCGTCACGGGATACCCGCGTGGTACCAGTAGTCCTGACATGGTGTTTCCTCCTAAAAGAAAAGGCTCTGGACAATGAAGCCCAGAGCCTTGATTTGGGCTTGCGCCCGATTATGTTTCACGGTCGCCAATTACACGAGGTTCAAAGAGAACTCATCAACGGTAACGATGACGCCCGTTTCGGCTCCGCCCAATGTCGCGGCAACTACGAAGTTCAGGTCAGCCTCACCAACCGTGCTCGGAACCACTGTCGTCGCGGTCTTGGCACCAGTCGTAGACGCAAAGGTCTGCGATTGGAACCATCCTTCGATGTTGCCCTGCGAGTCCAATTGAATGAACGCGTCGAGCGAGAAAGAACCGGAAGTCGCGGCAGCCGATGCCGTGCCTGTTGCGCCAGTCGCCACCAGCACGCCACCCGCTGTGACCACGTTCGCCGAAGTCACAACAGTGGAAGCCAGCGGCAGAGATGCAGCCGGAACTTCGTACAGGGTGATAATTAAGGTAGTAGTCGAAACCGTCAGACCTGTGGCCGTGCCCGCTGCGTGAATCTGAATGACCTGACCAGTGCCCGCGTACAAGCCCGTGACGCCAGCGGACAGAGGAATGATACCCCCGCCGGAGCCCGTCAAAGCGTTGTTGTTCAGCGAGAACGGCGTAGCCGTTGTCGTAATGGTGGTTCCTGACAGAGACGCGAGGGTCAACTGTTGGGTTCCAGCAACCTGCCGTCGAATCGTAGAGGCGTTACTCATGTGATTTTTCCTTTTCCTTTTGGTATCTTTGCAGATACTCAAGAGCGAAATTGACTTCTACTGCCGAATCGTGAAACTTGCCAAGACCTAAATTGTGATCCGAGCAAATGATGCCTCGGTTTTCACCGGTTTCATGATTGTGGTCTAGGCAGGGTGAATCTCCGCCTCTGCCAATTGGTCCAAAAGGATGATTTCCAATTGGACACAAATAATTCTGTTCTTTGAGTTGCGCTTCAAACTCGGCGAAAGTGACATGGTACTTATTTTTGTACCATGTATTTCGGCGCGTTTGAGTGTATTTCGCGCTGGCTCGATACTTAGCGAAAACGGCTTTTCCCTTCTCCGTCTTTCGATAGGCTCTCGCCTGAATCGCATCCTTGGTGTTCGATGATCTCGGTCTTCCCGCCATTGGATTTCTCCAATTTCAGGATACCACCAAAGATGATTGCTGTCAAGATTTAGACAGCACTCACCTCTCCGCGAACTCTGCGAAAGCCCGGGGTCGAATTGGTGTTGGGTCTCGCAACAACTCCAAGGAACCAATCGTAGGAAACGATGGCTCGGGTCTGCAACATCGGGTTGCTCAGATCGATGTCGTTGTCGTTGAATGTCTTGACGTTCACTTTGAAGCTGGGGTTGCGCGGAACGCGGTTGCCCAGCAACTCGGAGGCCAACATCGCTTCTTTACCCACGACGTAAGTCGCGTAGCCGGTCTTACCGACAGAAGGATAGTTGATGTACGTCGGAACGGTCTGGGTGCGGATGATGCGAACTCCGGCCCATTCCAGAACTTGATAGCCGCGCGTCATATCTGTTTTCAGAATGTTCGCGCCAGCTTCCGAACGCTTCAGGGTATCGACCGCCGACCCCGCGCTGTTGTCCGACATGAAGTCGTACACAACGTACGGGTGCATCGTCGACGTGTAAACGCCACCGTCGCGGCCCGGAACTGCGTTGCCCATCAACTGGGACTCGCACTTGCGGATCGTGTTGGACAGCATGTACTCGTTGTCGAGCAAGTCGATGCGCGCCGAGGACTGTGAAGTCGCGGCGGATTCAAAGCCGTTGATCGCAATCAGGTTGCTCGTGAGAGCGCCCCGGTACGAAAGGTTGCGGCTGGCATCCATCGTGATGTCCGCGAGGAACATCGCTTCGGCTACGTTCGAAATTCCAACCCAGTCGCCGTATTCATCAGCGAAAGCGTCAGAGAAAACTTGGTTGAGTTGCAGCGACGGCCCCGGAATACCTTCCGACAGGTCGTAAGTCGCGGCAGCGTACGGCTGTTGCCCGTAGAACTGGAGTGTTCGTCCAGACCGGCGGGGCAGCGGACGGAAGTCGCACAACTCTTCCAAAAAGGGAGTATTGAATTGCCACTCCATGATTGCAGTGCGGTCGTAAGCAATCTGGGGAAACGCGGCTAGTGTGGTGCTTTGAACTCCGGGCGGCAGAATCATGGCTTTATGGCTCCATTCCCCTTGAGGGGTGACCTACACTTATGGTGAGATTAGTCACTTTCCTTCAAAAATGGAGACTTATTTCTTTGCGAACAATTGCTGGAATGCCGCGTCAGGATGCACACCTGCTTCAACTTGCGCGGCTTTCCATGCCGCTAAAAGTTGTTCAGGAGTTGCATCGGCGGGAACCGCGATTTGCGGTCCTTGCGTTTTTGCAGCACCATCAGTGACGCCGCCGACACCAGAACTCGCGCCGAAAATGCTGGACGAAGTCGGAGATTTCTTTGCATTGGCCGCAGCAGTTGCCGCAGCCGCCGCAGCATCCGACGCCGCTTTCGCAGCCGCTGCCGCCGCTACCGCCACAGCGTTCGAATCAGGATCGGCTGTCACCGTTCCCGCCGCGCGCGCCGCAGCCGCTTTTTCCTCAGCCTCGCCGGGGAAAAGCATGTTCGTGGAAATCATTGCTTGGTACGCCGCCGCGAGTGCCGCGACTTTGTCTTCGGCATCGGTCAAGCCGAGTTCGGCGACTTTCATGCCGAGCATTTGTTTGTTGCGCTCACCACCCGGCCACGACCGACCTAGCGGAGTGTTCTTGAACTCTTCACCAGCTTTCGCCCACGACTGTTCGTACGTCTGGCCCTGTTCACGCTCGATAGACGCACGCAGCGCTTCCAGCGGAATGCCCTGTTTCTCAAGGTAATCCTTCACTGCGCCCGACTGCTCGATGTATTCCGAAGTGGAAAGTTCACCGCGCTTGAATCGTAATTCCAATTCAGCAGCCGCAGCCGCTTTCGTCTCCGCAGCCACGCGCGCGGCTTCGGCGTCCGCCGTCGGATCAACCGTTTGAGCCTGAGTCGTCGGACGAACCGCTGCCGCGATCTTCAAGGCGTTGATCACGAGCTTGTCGATCTCCGCTTCGCTCGCGCCCGTGAATTCAATATCTGTGCCCGCGATATTCTCGACGCGCGAGAGAATCGTCGGAGTCGTGACCGCAGTCGCCGTCTTCGCAGCTTCCGCCGCAGCGGCAGCAGCAACCTTCGCAGCCTCGGCGTCAGCCGCAGCTTTCGCGTCGGTCGCGGTCTGCGTGGCTTCCGCCGTCGCAGCAGCAACCTGCTTGTCGAACTCAGCTTTCACGAGTGCAGTGATGTCTTCGGGAGTCTTCGCCGCAGCGACCGCTTTGGCGAGATCGTCGTTCATGTCGATTGAAACTGGTGTGGCTTCGATGCTCATCGGAGTGCTCCTATTTTGACCCTACACTTATGGAGTGATTAGTCACTTTCTGTAATAAGTTGTCAGCAGTCGGAAATTAAAACGAGCCGGGGACACGACTATCCAAATCCTCGGCTTTCTTCAGGAACTCCTGCCGTACGAGATCGCCCTGCTCAATTATTTCCGTAGGAGTCTTAGCGGGCATAGAAGAAAGATCGGCCTTCGCGGCGTCAAGGCCGTCTTGGATTGCCGCCATGATCCGCCGGATCAACTGCTGGTGGTGTTCCTTCGCGGCCTGCGCGCGGCACTTCAGCACCGTGATCTGCTGGGCGTCCCAACCGGGATAATCGATAGATTGCGCGGCAGCTTCATCCACCAATTGTTGGGAGATTCGAAGGATGTCAATGAAGCCGGGATTCGACTTCACGCTGAGAAGACGATTCGCCCGTTCAACAATAGGCGTGGTCGTAACTGCGAATGGTTGTAGTACGCTCATAATTCATGCTCCGTTCGTGCCCTGCGAAGGCACGTTCCTTACTTACAATGAGAATGCGGCTTTATCCGCGTTGGCAAATGC